CCGCCTTAGTCTTCTTAAAGATATTGCCAAACTTAGTCGTGCTGTTCTCGAACAGGGTCACGGCATTCGTAGACAGGGGCGTGGTGGGGGCGTTGGTTGGGCGTTTGCCGGGCAGAGCCGCCAGTGCAGAGACTGGGGCAATACTCTTTAACTGGCTCACTACGTGAGCTTTCAAATCTTCAAAGTTAAATGTGTCGCCCTCTGCCAGTAACTTGACTGGGCGTGGGGTTTCGTACTTGGCTTTGAAGTTAAACGTCTCAGGTATGCGTAGCACACGAGCGGCGTCCGCCGTCACAGTCATGTCGATGCTAAGTTTTTGTTGCTTGCACAGGCGTTTGAAGTTCTCTGCAAGCGGTTTCCATTCAGCAATCTCTACTGTCTCATTGAACGGCCAGTAACAATGCAGCCCTCCACCAGAGCCAACAATCCACGGCGTGCCAAGTAAGTCCAAGCCAGTCTCGGCAAGGAATGCTTTAAGCGCGTATGCGGCTTGCTTCTTGGTGTCATACCCATCCATGTCGATGAATAGCGCCTTGATGAAACGGGCGTTCTCTGCCTTGCGTTTCTTTGCGTCATCGAATGTAGCCAATGCAAAAAATACATCGGCCTTCTGTTCCACCCAAGTGTCAACCTTGGGGTAAAAATCATCCAAGTTCTCCGAAAACAGGTGTTCTTTTTTCTTAGACAGTTCCGCCGTGCAATACGCCCCGTGACCCGGAGACGGCAAAACCACCGCTAGGAATTCAAGCGGGTTCATGAAAGTCCTTGGTTTTGCTTAGTAGAAGAGGCTTAGTTGTTTTTCGTCAATGGGTGGGAACTCATTGGCTGGCGCTAGTGCAGTAAAACGGCGCAACAATTCCTTCTGCCATGTGTCCGGCAATGTGCCGTACATGTCAAGTTCATCCGCTGCAATACGGATTAGTTCTGTGTTACTTAAGTTTTTAGGTTGAATACTTTGCATGTTTCTCTCCAAGCCTCATCGGCTGATTTTGTTTTTTGTAATATTTCAAGAAGGACTTCGGCGCGGTACTCATAAGCGGGGAAGATGTCTTTGCCCAAGAACCAGTTGTAAACTGTTTGGCGTGTAACACCCAATGCTTTTGATATACGCACCACCGAAAAGTCATGGTGGATTGCCCAACGCCCTAGCTGTGTCCCTAAAGACTTAGGCGTCTTCGCAATCTCGTCAATGATTTTTTGTGAATATGGCATAAGTTGTAAGGGGGGATAAGTATAGACTTACACCCCCCATCTTTTTTAGTCCTCGTCGTCCCACGCACCGACTACGTCAGCGAGTGACTTCTTGCCGGGCACGGCGCTAGGCTTCTTCTCTTCCTTGCGCACGGTTGGCTCGTCTTCCGCCTCGACCTCAACTGCCTTGGGCTTAGCCTTGGGCTTTGGTGCTGGCGCTGGTGGCTCATCCGCCTCGTCGTCGGCTAACTGAGCAACGCTTTTCTTAGGAGCGAGTCCCTTGATGGCGTCAGCAGGTTTGCTGTCCTGTGAAGACACGTTCAACACAACGGCTTTAGCCGCATCGTCTGTCGCGCCTTGATCGGCGGCTTGCGCATACTCCTCATCGGTCAACCAACGCATAGCCTTGAAGTGCAACTTGGGCGCTTCGGCTTTAGTATCAAACTTCATGCGGGTCACGACCATGCTAGGGTCAACTGACTGGGCAACCAACCAACGGGCATACGCTTGGAGTGGGCGGTTCTCGCCGTCTTCCTTGCCAAAGATGGATGTAGCGGGCAAAGCCAACTGCATTACGTCACCTTCAACATTGTTAGCCAAGACAACAGCAAGGCGCTGTTGGTAACGGCAAGCACGGCTTTGTCCAGTACCGGAACCAGCCACGTTTTGTGGACAGCTTGCACAGGTATCAGACTGCGCGTTCTTGGACTTGGCATCTGGCTTGTCGCCATCGTTTGACCAGCAGTCAGGGGCAGAAACTGTTTCACCGTCGTATGCCTTGGCATAGAAGGTGCGTGCCACTTTAGGGGCGGCTTTAACAATCACCACATCAAGGAAGCGCTCGTCGATAGCGGCAACTTCCTTACCACCGGACAAGAGACGGAACACACCGCCCTTGATGGAGATACGCTTGCCAGCGTTGTTAGCACCACCGCCACCCGCTAGGGCTCGTGCTATGTCAGAGAGTTCGCCCGTGCGTGCAAACGCTGGGAGTTGGGCGGGATTAAATACTGCTACGTTACTCATTTAGTTTCTCACTTTGCTGAAGGTTTGCGTACCGATACGTCATACTCTGAATTTGAATTCAGTCCCGGGGGTACGACACCGGGGTTTTCTTCGAGGAACTGCTTCATGTTTGTCTGGGCAATCCGCTTCTCGAACAAGTCGAGTGCATCGTGCTCGGTCACAAACTTCTTGAATGAGTCCCAGTCGGCGGTTGAGTAGCGAGTCTTGACAGACAGGACTACGGTGCCTTGGTCAGTGCGAACGGATGTTACGCCGAGCGCTTGCATTTGCTCTTTCATAGCGTTTGCTACCTCTTCCTGTTGTGCCTTAAGTACTTCGACTTTCGTGTCGTACTCCTTGGTCAGTTCAGAGATTTGGTCGCGCATTCTACGATAGACTTTTGCTAATTTGTCGAGTGGAATTGGTTGGTCACTCATTTTGTTTTCTCCTGATGTTTTGTCTAAGGTTTGACAGTGTACACGAAATTAATTTGTTTGCAAACTCCTTTCAAGATTTAATTTCATTCTCGAACAACTGTGTTAAGAGTGAGTGGTCACTCACTTTGGAAGTCAATGCTTTAAACATCTTCTTCTCTATCGGGCTACCTTCTATGTGAAGAACTGTAACCTTGTCGGAAGTCTGACCTTTCCGGTCAGCGCGGGCAATACACTGGATGTACTGTTCAACAGACATCAGTGGGCCATAGAAAACAACTGTATCAGCGGCGGTCAATGTGATGCCGTGTGCGGTTGCTTGTGGTTGCATCACGAGGATGCGGGGTTCTGGGTCAGTTTGGAATCGGCGGATGATGTCACCACGCTTGGATGCCGGCACATCTCCACGAATCATTTCTGCTGGTATGTTTTGTTTGGCAAGGTGTTTGATGATGGCGTCGATACTGCTAGTGAACATAGCAAACACAATTACTTTCCTTGAGGTCTCTGTCAGTATCTCCTCCAGTACCGACAAGCGGGGCGCAGCATCAAACTCAACCACCTCACCGTCATCGGTGTAGGCTGCACCACATGAAATCTGTAATAGTTTGGAGACACCTGCCGCCGCGTTGACTGCACTGATTGTTTCGCCCGCCGCTTGAATGAGCATACGTTCTTTGAGTAAGTCGTAATATTTTCTTTGTTGCGGTGTCAACATAATCTCGCGGGTCATCGTTATAACAGGTGGTAAATCCAAGCACTCCTCTTTGGTAAAGCGTATAGCGGGTTGAAGCGCTTCGTGCACTTGCTCCGCCGCAGTTGCTTTCGGCGCCCACTTAAACAGCGTCACCTTATTCATTACCTGATCCCGCCACGCTGTATAGAACTTCGGGACTCCGCTTGGGTTTACCAACTTCGCTAAGCCATACGCATCCGCAGGAGATTGCGATGCTGGCGTGCCAGTCATCATCCACAACAGGGTATCGGGTTTGATGATGGATTGCAGTGATTTCCATCTCCGAGTAGTAACGGTCTTGTACGCGTTTGCCTCATCCACAATAACCAAATCAAACTTGCCGTTGGAATTTATCTCGTCCGCTATAAGGTTCAAGCCCTCGTAGTTGGTGATGACAAAGTCGTATTTTTGTTGAACCATCTCGATGCGACGAGATGCTTGTGGGTGGTGTGCGATGACTGCGCTACGGTGAATGATGCTGGCGTTTAAGTCTTGCATCCACGCTGACTGCATGATGGAGAGCGGGCACAGTATCAAACACCTACGAACCTCACCGCGTTGCATCAGGTAGTCTGCTGCCCATAGCGCCGACAATGTCTTGCCTGTGCCGGGTTCGGAGAACACAAACGCTTTGCGATGTAGTGTGAGGAACGAAGACGTTGTAACTTGGTGCTCCATAGGCTTGTACTTGCCCGGCCAGTTGTAGCGTTTCGTGATGGGGGATGGTACGTTTTTAACGCCCATGTTTTTAAGCACGCGTGCTTCATCCAGTCCCCAGAAGACAGCAACATCCGCAGACCCATCATCGTATTGCTCAACGATCTGACTGCGTGGAATGATGCTGTATTTTTCTGGGGTTCTGGTTCGTAGTAAGAGTGCTTTGTCTTCGATTATTTCCATTTGCTTCTCTGATGTTATTTGTTGTCGCCTTGGTTGGCGCTTCTATTACGTAGTCTTAAGTTACCTGCTGTGGTCTTGCCGCCTTTGCGCAGTGGTGTTTTGTGGTCGATGTCTTTGCTAGAGCGATCAATCTTTTTCTTGTCATACAACTGCCTGGCCTTTTGGCGCTCAAGCTGGTCTTGCGTCTCGCCTGTTTTCTTTTGTAGTTTGTATGCGTGTTTGTAATCACGTTTGCCATTTACTTGTGTCATGCTAGTGCTCCTTATGAAATTCGCATGATTTAACTGGGCACCATCCGCATAACGGGGTGCGTGTTGGGTTCCACACATCAGCGTCCATCGAGGCCGCTATGCGTCCGACGCGTTCTCTGTATCTCCACCACTCTGCATCGGTTTGGTCAACGGTCATGGCGTGCTTAACCATATCGTTTTTAACTACGAATAGCAAGGCAGATTTGATTTCTCGAATGTGTGGGAAGTTGGCGAAGACCATGAGAGACATGAGTTTGAGTTGCTCACGATCAGGGTATTTGTTGTTGCCCGTCTTGTAGTCAACCACCCATGCAGTCATGTTCTCGTCATCTAGTATCAACAAGTCAGCCACACCCCGAACCCACACGTCCTTATCAAACCAACCTGTGGGCTGTAGGTCTTCGGTTAACGCCATTTGGTACTCGACCAACTTGCGACCGGGCTTAGCCATCAACGCGTCTAGCGTAGTTTTAATGAACTCAAATTGTTGGGGCAACGGCTCCCCTTTACCAACATAATCTTCGGCTGCTTTGTGTAGCTCTTTGCCATACAACACAGCTTCGGTTTCTTTGAAGGGGTACTTCTTAAGAATCTTTACTTCGTGGTAGCGACGAGCGCAGCCTTCATAGTCTTTAAGGGAGCTGTGGCTCCAAACAACTTTAGTCATTGAATTTCGCAGTCTCTATTGCTTTGGTTAATCTCTTGGCAAAACCCGTCACGAATCGCTCATTACGATTTAAGGTGTCATACCCCATGTCGTCAAGTATTGCGTGAACTAACTCATGCCAAAACGTATCGTTTACATCGGTTTGTTTAAATTTCTGGCCTGTCTGTGTGTTGGCTAAACCGATTCGGATTTTTTGTTCAGGGTAGTAAACCTTGCCCATGTAACCTTTCTCGGCCATAGCCTCGACAACTTCCACGCTGTACCATTTATGACCAACTCTAATTTTCTTTGGTATCTGCATGCTTCTCCTATTGTTTTGCTAACCCATATCTACGGTGCGCGCCACCGTCAGCGTCTAATGGAATCCTCGGCATATACCGTGGCTCCATA